GGCTGACAGAAATCTAAGAACTTATAATTATATTTGCCGTCTTGATGATGATCTAAATGTTACAAATAGTTGTATTATTGACACTTCGCTACTTGATGTACCGCCAGTTTGGGAATTTGTAGGAGAAGAAGATTGCCGTTTGGCACAATGGGATAATAGATTATATGCGATTGGTGTTCGTAGAGATACCACTCCGCATGGTCAAGGTAGAATGGAATTATCAGAAATTGAACTTGATAAAACTAACTGGACTGCTAAGGAAGTTTCACGTTTAAGAATTCCAGCACCGAACGATGATCAAAGTTACTGTGAAAAAAATTGGGTACCTATTCTAGATAAACCATATCATTTTATCAAGTGGACATCTCCTACAGAAGTTGTAAAAACATATCCAGACCTTCCTCCAAGATGTGAGCAAGTAGTTCATAAAAATACTCTTACTCCTCCTGCTGATCAACGTGGTGGATCTCAATTAGTTCGTTGGGGAAGCATGTATTTGTCTATTACACATGAGGTAAATCTGTTTAAAAATTATTTACAACAAAAGGATGGCATTTATAGACATAGGCTATGTGTTTGGGATGATCAACTTAATTTAGTTGGTATATCACCTATACCGTTTTCATTTTTAGATGCAAGAATTGAATTTTGTGCTGGTGCAGCAGTTCATAATGGAGATTTATTAGTATCCTTTGGATTTCAAGATAATGCTGCTTTTGTTTTAAGAGTTCCACATTTTGTTGTAGAAGATATGATTTTGGAGGCACTATCATATGAATAATATTGGTGATCTAGTCGTTGCTTTGTCTAATGACCCCTTTAATGAAGAAATTAACTTTGCCTGTGCAGTTGAATATGAAAGATTAAATCAAACAGCATCGGCTGTTTCTTTTTATTTAAGAACAGCAGAATATGGTGAAAGCCTTCTTGTATATAATTCTTTATTAAAAGTAGCACAATGTATGGATAATCAAACAGATAGAATTAATACTGTTTCTAATTGTATTTTACAAGCAATTACATTTGCTCCATATAGACCAGAGGCATATTTTTTAATGTCTCAATTTCATGAACGTCAATCTAATTGGCAAGAATCTTATACATGGGCAGAAATGGGATTATCTTATGTAGATCCATGGAAAGAATTTAACCATCTCCCTGCGTCTGTTGGATATGAGGACTATTTTTGTCTTGAATTTCAAAAAGGAATTGCTGCTTGGTGGATTGGAAGAAAAGAAGAAAGTAAAGAGATTTTAAATAGAATTTATGTTATGGATATTCCTCAAAACTATAAAGATGCAATTAAATATAATATAGAAAGAATAGGACTATGATTTTATTTGATATTGGTGCAAATAGAGGCGATGCAACGCTTATTGGTTTAGCACAAGGATATAAAGTAATTGCTCTTGAACCTGGTAGTACAATCTTTCGTTCTCTTGTTTCTAATTTTATTTATAACGAAAATGTTATACCATTAAAATTTGCTGTATCTGATTCAGATAATGAACAGGTTACTTTTTATGAATGTTATGAAGATGGCTTATCAACATTGAATCAAGAATGGTTGACAAATGAGACAATGCCCTATAATGGTAAACCATATAGAACCATAAATGCTACAACAATCACTATTGATACCTTGGCAAAAATTTATGGAAATCCAGATTTAATTAAAATAGATGTTGAAGGTGGAGAATGGTCTGTCTTTAAGGGTATGACACAAAAATATGGAAAAATAGCCTTTGAATGGACATATGAAACTTTAGATCAACATGAAGAACAATTAAAATATCTATTTGGTTTGGGATATGAGTTTTTTGCTCCGCAGTTTATTGAACATCATCTTCAAGAACCATTAAACTGGTATCCTATTGGTGAAAGTTTAAAACAATGGGTAGATTCAAATGCTAAAAATTGGACTGAAGGCGATTGGCATAAGTCTGGATTGAGACCTACTGCTGATGTTGGAATGTGTTGGGTTAGATAATATTAGGCACTTATGTCGCCTGTTAAAACCCATGTACTAGCAGTTCCTGAAGCCGAAGAAGCAGACAATTTAATTAATGTTGCTACTGAGTTTGCTGCTCTTAGTTTTAATCCAGGTGTGTAGTAGAGTGTAGGAACTGTCGCAGTAGCGGTTAATGCAACTGTAACTCCAGATGTTAAGGCTAATAAAGTAATTTGAGTTCCTATAGGTAGTACTGCCAAAGATGTATCTAGTTGAAATGCAAACGCACCATTCATTTGTACTACTGTATTTGCATCTCCAGTTGTTAATTGATAGTTTGCAGTTTTTGCTGTTGTATTAACAGAAATAGGCATAAAGTTTAAAACAGAAGTTCCATTACCAACCTGAAGATTTTTATATGTAGTATCCCAAGACAATCTGGCATCTGAAGTATTTGAAGTAGTTGCCAATGTTAAAGTTGGTTGATTTGCTACTGGAGATGTTAGTGTTAAGCCTGCTATTGTTGATACCGTTGTTCCAGATGGTATTGATGTAGATCCTATTGTTGGTGCTAGATAGGTTGTATTTGTTGGTCCCTGTATTCCCTGTATTCCCTGCGTACCAGTAGTTCCTTGAGTACCCTGAAGTTGTGCATAACCGAAACCTTGTAAACCTTGGATACCCAGTGTGCCTTGTAGTCCTTGTGTTCCCTGTAATTGAGCATAACCAAATCCTTGAAGACCCTGGATGCCTTGAGTACCCTGTGTGCCTTGTAACCCTTGTGTTCCCTGCGTACCAGTAGTTCCTTGAGTTCCTTGTAACTGAGCATATCCAAATCCTTGTAGTCCTTGTAATCCCTGTAGACCCTGAGTACCCTGTAGACCCTGAGTACCCTGTGAACCAGTGGTTCCTTGTAAACCTTGTAGGCCTTGTACACCTTGTATACCTTGAGTGCCTTGAACTCCCTGAGTTCCTTGAGTACCTTGAAGTCCTTGAAGCCCTTGTGTTCCTTGAAGACCTTGAGGACCTTGTAGACCCTGTGTTCCTTGTCTACCCTGTAGACCCTGTGTTCCTTGTAATCCAGTATCTCCAACATCTCCAGTGCGGGCAAATGTAATCAAAGTATCAGTATTATTTGTTATTGATGTTGATCCAGACAAATATGATATTGGAACTCCAAGGTATCCAGTATGTTCTGTATGAAGTCCAGTAATTGCAAACATTGCTGCAACACTATCATCATTAATTTTTTTAATAGAAAAATGTCCTTTAATGCCAGAAGTTGAATCATCAATTGTTTGTAAATATCCGTTAGCAGAAACACCTTGATAATCTGTTTTACTAATATATAACATAGTTGCTGCAGATAAATCGGTATTATTAAATTTAACCTTACCACTAGTAGGATCTGTATCTGTAGTAGTTGTTGAATAGGTATACTCAAATGATGATCCACCGAATGCTCCAGTTAGTCCTTGAATACCCTGCATACCTTGTAAAATTTGATATTGTCTTTGCCAAGTTGGATAACCAGGGGTTTGAATATATTGATACATCCATCCATAATATGGATCTCCAGTAGAAGTATTTATGTATGTATCATTTATAAGAATTGTTTGTCCAGATAATGTTAACGATGGATCTCCAGCACCAAACCACATTTTGCTTCCACGTGTACCAGTTTGACCAAAATCAACAGAAAGATCTACGACTGATGGTCCACCAAAAACGTCAAGATTTACATTGCTGAGTACTATATCAGCCATATTAAACTGCTCCAGTGATATCGTCTGTTGAAGTAATTGTTCCTGTTAAAAGTGTATAAATAGTACTACCGTATGATACCTGAACATCATATACCCATGCTGTTCCTGGAATAAGACTTCTTCCAATAACTGGTGTAATAGTGCATGTGACAATATTATTTACAGTATCAATAGCAGTTGTTCCCACATATTGAGTTGCTCCAGAACCTCTTTGATTTGCAATAGTGAAATCTGCAGAATACCCAGTTAAATTCCATGGATCTCCAGCAGCGTCTTTAGGACTTAAAATAAATGAAAATGTATCACCACGATAGTAATTAAAATTATATGTTCCTGGAAATGCCATGTTTTTCCTCCGAGATTATTATACCATTACTCATTATGCACCTGCCATAGTAACCCAGTTAGTGCCATCTGATACCAGCATAGCCCATGATCCTGCTGTTGCACTACAAATTCCAGTTGCAAGAGTTCCAGATGTTCTAGGATAAACGTTGGTTGAAGCACTTGAAACTGCAAATGCAGCAATTGTTTTTACATATAAAACTCTTCCAGGATATGATGCTGCTGATAATAATGTTAAAGTTAAGCCTGCCGTTCCATTAAATACAATTACATAATCTCCATCTGTCATTGTATAGTTAGCAGTTTTTGCTGCTGGAACTGCATTTGTTAATGCTACAGATCCTCTAACTGCTGCTGCAGATGTATAATATAAAGCATTGTTTGTTCCAGTTTCAAGAGTTCCAGATACTGGTGTAGTCAATAATGTACCCGCAGTTAATACTACAGGTGCAGTTCCTGCTGTTGCTGTTCCAGTTCTTGGTTTTAATGTAGAGGCAATAGCAACGGTAGATGTTGCAGAAGTTCCTCCAATAGTTATGGCACCAGTTGAAGCACCGCCAATATTTATAGCACCTGTAAATGTAGTATTTAATAATGCTGCAGTACCAGTAGTTTGTGTGGTAGAAATAGTTGGGTTAGTACCATTAATTGCAATAGATGCTCCAGAAACTGTTAGCGTAGATGATACCGTGGCAGTTCCATTAAGTGCAATAGTAGATGTAGCACCTGAAGTTGATCCAAATGCTATGGCTGTTGTACCGCCAGTAGATGATGTTCCTATATTAATCGTTTTGTTAGTAGCACCTGCACCATTAGAAATAGAAATAGTATGTGCTGAAGTTGAAGCATTTGCAATTGCTATAGTTCCTGCAAATGTAGTACCTCCAGCCATTGTAATACCACCAGATGTTAATGCTCCACCAGTGGTTATAGTACCTGTTGTTAAAGTTGTATTCCATAAAACAGGCGATGCACCAGCAGCAGATGCGTTAATTGTATCAACTGTTGGTCCTGTAATAGTTGGTGAAGTAGATAATACTGAAGATCCTGTTCCAGTAAGAGATTGTGTACCTCCATACATTACGTTCCAGACCTGTGGAGAAGAACCTGGGTTAGCAGTTGAGTTAACTACAAAATCTGCTTGTGTACCTCCTGGCATTGTAATCATTGTTGTTCCTGCAGATGATTGTACTGTAACTGCTCCTGATGATAAATTAATA